ACCGGCGGGCTTGTCAGGCTTGTTCATCTGGATAGGGCGTGCCACGAGCATGCCGCGCCGGAGCGTTACGCGGTTGGGGATGGTGGGTTTCGCTCCGCTCAACCCACCCTACGGCGCTACGGCACGAGAATCTGGAACGGGATCGCGGCGACGGCCTTGCCGTCGATATCGCCGGTGTCAATGAACACCGGCCCGAGCGGGTAGCAATGCGCGACCAGCCCGCCGAGCGTCTGCTTGTTGCCGTTGAGCGCGTCGGCGCCGCGCGGCGCCACCGCCGCATCGACGGCGTCAAGGAGCGCGTTCATGGCGGTGTCCGGCGTGTCCTCCGGGTCCATCCCGGCGGACATATATATAAAGACATGCGCATTGATGGTGAGCGTCGGCAAGCCTTCCGTCTGCCGGGAGCGCACCTCGCCGGTCTTGAGCATGGTCAAGAACGGCATCTGCGTTTCGTTGACCTGATCCCAATGCACGAAGCGCCGGCTCGACGCGGTGAAGTCCGCCGCGCCAGCGATGAGATCGAAGAAGGCGACGGAGATTTGTTCGCGGGTGGTGGCGGTCATGGCGGGTCCTTGTGCAAGGACAAGCGATCCGTGCTGAGGAGCCCGCTGGTGGTGGCTCTAGCGTAAGAATCGGTTGTCATTATCTTAACGCGACCGCTGAGTCGGCGAATCACGATATTTTCGCCATCATGACGGATATTGCCGTGCTCATCGAAAAGGATAGACCGTACTTCGCCTTTCTCTTCATCCGCACTGATGACGGTAGAACCTTGCACCAACTTTCCATCGAGCAAGACAACAAAGTTTGCTATATCCTCTCGATAATAGTGATCTCCCGGCATCGTCGATATGCGCATGAATAGCACCATGAAGGATAGCCGCCGTGGCAGACGCAAAGCAGCGTTTCTTTTCCGAATACGATTCGATCGCGAACGACGTAGCCGGTTCGATGCACCAATTTTTTGCCGGAAATCTGCAACGCTGGCTAGATTTGATTGACGAAACCCCAGAAGCTTCTAACGTTGTCTCAGCTATTGAAGAAAAACTTGATCTAGATGCGTGGCTTAAAAAATATACGATCAGCAGTCACGGAATCGGCGGCGGCCAAGTAAAGTGGCCGGCGGACAGGGCGGCCCGATTAGGCGCGCAACTCTGCCTATTTCGTGCATTTGCCCGCGGCAATGTCGAAGCCTACACGTTTGCTATGAATTTTATTCGCACGCAAGCTACAAATATCAACGACATGACGACTGTTGTGGTTCGTCAGGTCTTTATTCCAATGGTCAATGACCTGAAGAGATATATTGATCTCGAATGGCCAACCATTGAGGAAAGACGGGCGTTGACCGAGAAATTTGCGGTCAGTGCCGCCCATTCCATACCGGCATCTGATCGAAATGTCCCCATAGACCACAACAGCACAGCATATATCGAGGTCGTCGCGGCCTTAGATCGCGTGGCAAGCGCCATTCGTGAGGCAAATTATTATCCGGACGAAAACGACAAGGAGCAGAAGCAAACCGAGATTTCTGCCGGTCAAGCCTTGCTGAAATCGCATCGGGTTGACGTAAGGAAACTGATGATTGTTGTGGGATCGGCTCTTCGTGAATTCATCGATAAGTTTCGAGATACTGCGTTGGGCCACATAGCTTCGACGGCTTGGGACGCGCTAGCCTCGCTTTTTGGCGCCGTTTGGCACGCGGCTCTGACCTTGCTTTCCTCTTTGTAGCCTTCTTCGTTCTGGCCGTTTTATCTAAACTGCATTTGGTCGAGCCGTGTGACCTGGTCCGCGCAAGCATGCGCGCATGAATTCACAGATTTTCCGGTGATACAGCTATGCTTCGAAAAGCCTCGGTCAGCTCCTCCCGGATATCATCCGCCATCTCGGCCAGCGATGACCGCATGTAAGACCGCTCCGGCATCGTCACCGCCGGCAGGTTGACTCGGGCGGCGAAGACCTGCTTGCCGCCGACCAATGCAAGCGCCAGGCTTCTGTCGTCAAATCCTGATCTGCTTAGGGTCGTCTGGAAAAGCGCAATACTGACCGTTCCGCCAGTAATCCAAGGTCCGCGAGGCCTTCAAGAATTCGGGAAATTTGTGTGCCGCGGCAACTTCCTCTAAGGTGACGACCGCCACCTCAGTCGCCACGGGAAGGCAGTAGGCTGCCGCTCTTTCGCGGACCGTGACCAATGGATGCTTGAGCAGCGGCACCAGCGCGCGAAGCTCGCCGCGCCGGTTTAGTTCCTTCGCGGCGGCATAGGTGTCACCGGAGACCTTGTTATGCGCTTTCATGCTAGGTCCGCCGCCTTCGGCGTCGCTCAGAAACCGCGTTGTGCCGTAGCACCGCTCACAGGCGTCTACGAAATGATCTACGACTTGGCTTATTGTCATCGTCCGGAAGTCGGGTTTTGGTGAACGTTTTAGTATCCGATTGCGCCAAGCCAACACTTCCTGGGTGGTAAGATTATAGCGAAGTCCCGAAAGGGCGGCCTCCGCCCATTCTCCATCGATCGCATGAAGCTGCCCGCCAGCCCACCCACGAACATCTGGACTTTCATTCGCGAAAAGCTGTGCGCGCGCCTGCCCTACAGGCCTTCTCGTTCGAAGCTCCGCCCCGATAGCGTGCAGCGCATTTTGGCCTCGGTCGTAGTCAGCACTTCGAAACGGCACCTTGAGATGGTTGGGAGCAAAAATGCTGCCAATACGATTGGCCTCATCAATGAAATGCTGGATCAGGTCGTCGGTGCTCAGCTGCGAAAAATCGGTCGCACTCATTTAAGTGCTCCGCACTCGCGGAGAATTTTTAACCCAGCTTCACGTTGTTGACTGAAATCCAATTCGTTGATGACTTCTCTCACCAGCGGACTCCCAGGACCATCCGAGTTACTGCTATAGGCAGCGCTCACGCATTCGTGTTGCACACGCGGAATCCAAATTATGTTACTCGGATCATTGATAAGATCGCTGCCGAATTTTTCGAACACATCCTTTGCCAAGTTATCATCATTTTGACCTACTATATGGTGCTGCTCATATCCGAGGGTATCTTCGGTTGGCTCCTGTTGCAGCTCATCCAAAGTCTTCGGCGGTTGCAACGCCGCGTTGAATTGCGCCGTAAGTCGGTCCTCGCCCCGGTTAAGCTCCGTCGGAGAGTAGGCCTCCATGAAGGCAACAATTCCATCCACAACTGGCAATCCCCACAAAAGGAACCGCCCTGTCCTCGCGAAAAACTCTGCTGCCTCCGCGACGGCTTCCCTCGCTGCCTTATTAACATGCGGAAGCGGCCACCCTGCCCGAGGTTTGATGTTTGGAACTAGAGACCCTTTCGGCTTCGGCGCGAACCAGCCGGGATTTGGCTTCGTGCCCGTGCGCGGATGCTTGGCTGGATCCCACTCTTTGAGCAATCCGCTCCAGAAAAGCTCCGCGGCGCACTGCGTGATCTCGTCGGCGGATTCGGCTTCTTTAGCGAGCGGCGGTGGATCAGGAAACCGCATCTGCACGGTAGCAATCGCAGCTATCGCGAGATCGCCGCGATTGAGCGCGCTCGCGATCAAAGCCAATGCGCCCGCCTTCGCCGCGACAGTCACGGGCAGCCGGTACCGTGCGGTCAGCTCATTGTCGAGTTCGGCGGCTGGTCGAACAGTCCAAGAGCCTTTCGTGCAAGCAGTTTGCTTGCGCACCAGGAGTGGAACGTCACCAACAAAAACGCCGTTCGCGTCGCAAGAGACACCACCGCGGCCTCGATCCGAAAGAGAAAAGGCACGCAACCCCCGTAGCGCAAGCATCGCAATCTGGCTCCGTCACGTTATAGGAACATAACATGAACATTTGGTCAAGCCTTACAATTATTACTAGGCCGACAGTACTAGGCCGACGATTTTTCGGGCGCGCCGATCCTCACCTCATCGCCTCAACCACCGCCTCGGCCAGCTCATCCCGGATCTCATCCGCCATCTCCGCCAGCGACGACCACATGTACGACCGCTCCGGCATCGTCACCGCCGGCAGATTGACCCGCGCGGCGAACACTTGCTTGCCGCCGATCGCGAAGGCGAGCGCCTTGGCTTTATCCGGCACGATCTCGTGCGGCGGGATGGTGCCGCCGAACTCGTGGATCGCGGCGTATTTCACGTCGCCGGAGGTGGCGATGCTCACGGAAACGTTGGCGGACGAGTCCTCGATCGTGGCGATGATCGAGCCGGCGAGCGCGCCGGTGCGCGCATTGAGCACGGTACCGGCAAGCTTTTGCTGAATCTTTGCTTCGAGCTCGGCCGCAAGCGCGTTCGCTTTTGCCGACAGCGCCGCGCGCACGCGTTCGGGCATGTCCGCCAGCGCCGCGGACGCGCCGTCGCGTAGGGAGAGCGCCAGCATCAGACCCCCACCACGCTGCGGTAAGGATCGAGCGAGGCGCGCACGAAATCCGGCATGTCCTTGAGGCTGTAGGAGGCGGTCTGCTGGCCCTGCACGGTCTGCGCGCTCTGCCCGATGCGGGTGCGGTAGCGGTAGCGCTCGGCCACCCACTCGATGCAGGCGTTGTTGATCGCGGCGGGGATAAAGCCGTAGGAGATGAGCACGGCGGCGCCAGCGTCGGCCGCGGCGAAGCTATAGACGCCGCTCGATACATTATATTGGCCGGCGCCGGGGCTGCCGGTCACCGCCGCCAGCGCCGTGCCGTTATTATAAGTGACGCTGCCGTCGCTCGCCCACGGCCCGAACGGCGCGGCCGCCGTCACCGCATACGGCCCGGGCGCGGCCGGCACGGTCGTGCTTTCGCTCTCGACCGCGTAGCCGCCGTTATAGCTGACGACGACGTTCTGCCGGCCCTTGCGGAAGAATATGTGGAACAGATCGAGCGCCTGCGGCCGCCCTGGCGGCAGGCCGTCCCAAGCTTCGAGCAGATAGCCCTTCGTGAGCGGCGCGCCGGCGGCCGGCGTGAGCGCCGCCGGCACGGCCACATTGTCGATGGCGAGCGAAGTCATTTGCAGCACCGGATAGTGCCGCAAAAAAATGCGCGCCTTGCCGTTGCCGTCCATTCGCTCGACGAACGGGCGCGGCATGAGCGACGGCCGGCCGAGATACGCAGTGATCGCGCCGCTCACGTCGGTGATGAGGCGCGCAAGGAGCGTGTCGTCGGACGAGCCGATGCCGCTTGAGCCTGACAGCCAGGCTTTCACGTCGGCGAGCGCGGCGAGATCGGAGGCGGCCATTTGCTAAATCCTCCGCTCAGGCTTTTTTCGCAGCCGGCCGGCCCCGACGCGCAGCGTTGGCGACGTTCGGCTTCTCCGCCGCGGCGACCTCGACAAAGCCGAAGCACTCGATGAGCAGCGCACCGATCTCCGGCTCGACCTCGTAGACGCCATCGCGCGACGCAATGGCGACTCCGGCGACGCACGGATCGCCGACGCCTTCCGGCGCTTTCAGCTTCATGGAAGACCTCGTGATTTTAGGTGAGCGGGCGAGGAGTAGCCCGCGTTGAGCGAGCGAAGTGCGGGAACGATCGTCCGGCTCAAGCGCTGATGCCGACCGCACCTTGGTCAAGAAACTTTACGTAGGCCGCCCTCACCTCATCCCTAGACCTAGGGAAAGGCGAGATTGCCACACAAGGAAATGCGACCCTTAATAAGACTTCCTGTATCTAGTCGAGCGCTTCCAAAGTTCGAATCATATGGGATGCTCGAAACGGCCGCATTCTGTGGATGGAAGATCAAAGGCGCAATTGATTGGTTTCATGGAATCGGTCGTCTAGTATGCCCAGCCCGCTTCACGCCTTGTTTTTCGGTGCGCTTTCGCCACCGCAATTTTGCCCAAGATATACTCCTTGGCGCGTTGCTGCCGCGACGCCGCATGGATGCGCGGGTCGAGCCTGCGCATGACGAGTCGGGAAGCGTAGTGCTCGCTGAGTTAAGCGACGAAGACTTACCCTGCGGCGATATTGCTGATCACCGCCATGGCCGGCGGGAAGTAGTGCTGCAAGACCTCGTCGGCATAGACGCCGGTCTCCTAGCGCCGCGTACGACGCCCTAGTTTCGTACTAACGGCCTTCCATCGAGACGCCAGATAGCCGCAAGTGCGTCCGCCGCCTGAGGATAGCGACGTGAGTCTGCGATTTTCTGAAACACTTCGCGAGCAGCTTCGGGTGCAACTTCCATCGTGGTAAGGGCTGCCTTCAGTCGTACCTGAATGTTGGGGTGAGTATAAAGTGGCAGAAGTGCTGAGGGCTGATCTCCCGGTCTGGACTTCAGCTCACTTCTGATCTCTTCCATTTGATCATAGAGCTTGTTGAACTTAGCGATCTCGTCATTAAACAAAGCCTTATCCTGATCGACAGCAATGGCGACGAAGCGCTGGAGCAGTTCAGCGACGGCCATAGCTTGAAGATTGACGCGCGTCATGGCTTAAGCTCAATTAGACTGCCAGCCTTGGCCAGAAAGGCCCTTAATCAGGCACAAAAACACCGCGGTCGAGATTCCGAAGGCACATGCCGGCGTCGCCCGCCTGTGGCTGCCGACGGGAATCAGCAATGGCTTGCAGCATCCGGCGCGCGGCCTCAGGCGCTACTGCAAGTGTCGCTTTTGCGGCCTTAACCCGGACTTGCATGTTAAGGTGATCAAAGAGCACAAGTAGCGCGCGCCTTTGGTCGCCCGGCCGACTTTTGAGTTCCTTCTTGATCGCGTCCATCTGCCAGTAAAGACGAGTGAACTTCGCATTCTCGTCCCAAAGCAGCGCGTGGTCCTGTTCGACACCCATGGCGGCAAAGCGCTCGACCATTTGAGCCACGGTCAGATCCTTTAGATTGGCCCGCGTCATGGCTTGAGAACTCCGAAGTCGATCAGTGCGTCACGGCCAACACGCACGCGTTCGTCCCAGCTTTTGCCCCGAAGGTAATCTCTCGGTGAGAGTCCGCCGAAATCGTCATTCGGTGTTGAATACCACCCGTTGATCTCCCAGTGTACCAGCGTCGGGATGCGCACCAGGTTCTCTGGCGCGTCGATCATATCTTTCGGGAAGCCGTCTTGCGCAGCCGGCGTTTGCTCGACGATGTGATGGATATTGTATCCGTCCAGTGGACTCAAGTCCTGCTGTAGTTCCTCGAACGTTTTCGGTGGATCTTGATAGGCATCAATCCAAGGACGAAACTCGTATAGCCACTCGGCTGCCCCCAAGGCCAAGATAAAATCGCCGGCTGGTTCTCCCGCCAACGCCGCGGCGGCAAGCCAATACGCGGCGGCCTTCAGGACAGCGTTAACCGCCTTCGCCGTCGCCGGCTCTGTCGGCGGTATTTCGGGTGGTTCGCCGAGCGGTGGGCCTTGGTTGTGGCCAATGCCCGGCGGATCAATTGCAGCGTATTGAGCGCCTGGTTTCCAGGTGTTGTCGGGTGTGGCGTCGGAAACGACGGGTGAATCGCTCGAAACCCCGTTCCCACTCTCCCTGGTCCACTGTCCGCCATCAGGATTGCCCGCCGGCACGCGCGGCTCATCGGGATTGAAGCCTGCTTTGCACAGCTCGCGGCAGACTTTGCGAAGGGCTTCCGCCATTTCCTCGCAATCGCGTCGGATGGCGGCGAGCTCAGCGCGACGCTGAAGTTGCTTTTCCTCCTCGACCTGCGCTGCCAGCGTGCGGATGGCCTTGATGATCTCCGTCCGCACCGGCCACGATTGCGGCACGGCGGTCAGGATTCGCGAGGGCCAGTGAGTCATTCATTCTGATCCCAACGGTTCGTCTTTGCCGGACTTGATCTGGCAATGCATGCGGCGGCCAGGTAGCAGGGATGCGCGGATCAAGCCCGCGCATGACGAGACTGCTTGGAGCGAGTAGCGGCCCCTCACCCGGCCGCTCGCTTCGCGGCCACCATCTCCCGCAAGGGGAGAGGGAAGCTCTTAGCCCGCAGCGATGTTTGAGATCACCGCCATGGACGGCGGGAAGTAGTGCTGCAGCACCTCGTCGGCGTAGACGCCGCTTTCGTAGCGGCGCGCGCGCGGCGGCCATTCGATCTGATAATAGTCCTGGCGGGTGCGGATCTGCATGACGTTGCCGACGTTCGACAGCGGATAGGGCAAAGTCTTCGAGGTCATCAGCACCGTGCCAGCGGGCATGTTGGGATGCACCCGGATGTCGAGCGTCTTCGGGCCGGCCATGGAGAACTTGTTGAGATAGGTGCGCACCATGACGCCGCCGCCGAGCGCGCCCTGGTCGCTGTCGAAGACGAAGCGTTGCGCGGCGTTGGCGCCGCCGGCGAGGATTTTTGTGGACAGATTGTTGGCGACCTGCGAGCCGACCCACATCGTGTCGGGCGAGAGCCGGTAATTGTCCCAGCGGTCCTTGAGCGCCGCGTCGATCTCGACGATGCCGCCGGCGCCGTCGCCGGTCAGCGTCGAGCCGGTGCCGGCGGTGCCGGTCGGCAGATAATCGACGTAGGAGTTGGAGCCCGACTTGAAGGCCTGGTACAGCAGACCGTCGAACACGAGCGTGTTGGTCGAGTTGTCGCTCGAGCCCAACGAGGCCGCGGTCTGCGTGCCGGCCGCATTCGCCGTGATCACCAGCGAATTGATGGTGGTGATGGCGCCGAGCACTTCCGAGCCGGCCGCGCCCCAGAACCAGGCATAGCCGAGCGCGCCGGTCACCGGCGCCACCGTCGCGGCGATCGAGCCGGTGGTGCCGGAGCTGATCGAAGCGGTGGCGTTCGCCGATTTGGCCGCAGCGCCGCCGCCGAACGTATCCGACGAGCCGTCTGCGTTGCTGCGCGTGATCGCGCCCTGGATGCCGCCGGCGACGCTGCCGTTGACGATGCCGTCGAGCGAGAGCGCGACGCAGATGACGCTGTAGGGGCTGGCGGCCGCAGTAAGGCTGCCCCCGCTCGTCGAGGGCGCCAGCGACGGCGTCGGCGTGGTGCCAAGCCCGACCGAGGTGTTGCCGCCGAGAATGAGAATCTCCTCCCCGAGCATGCAGGCTTCGAGCCCGACCTTGGCGCCGATCGCCTTGACGTCGTCAAATCCCATGCCGGCATATTGGGCTTCGAAATCGACCGAGGTTTCGATGCCGATGCCCTTGTAGGCGGCGCTGTAATCCTGGGTGGCGACCGCCTGCACGCCGCCGCGGTTGCCGCCGGAGACACCGATGCGCAGCCCGGTCGTATTGACGCCGGTCACCGCGCGCCAGTTGGCCTGGATGCCGCCCTTGCCGGACACGCGCGGGGTCTCGTTGCGCAGCGGGGTGAGCAGCGGATAGAGGAATTTGGCGCCGAGCTCGAGGTCGTAATAGGTGAGCCCCGACGTCGGGGACGTCGATTCCGAAAAGGTGCTTTTGGCGAGCGGATCGCCGGGGAGCGGATTTGAATGCGCTTTCTCGATTTCCGCAAGGAAGCCGCCGGCGCTCGCGAGCGCGGCGTTATAGT